CATTTCTTCGCCGTGGTCCGCATCCATTTCACCTTCTTCTTCGCTTGAGATGTCTTTAACCAATTCGTCAGTTGCGTCGCCGCCCACTTCTTCGATTGATTCCTCTTCGGTAGTTTCTGATTCAGTTGCTTCGTCTTCGATTTCAACAACTTCGTCTACTTGTTCGTCTTTAGACTCTTCTGAAGCCTCTTCAACTGCTTCGTCTTTAGTTTCCTCAGTAGTTTCTTCTACTTTCTCTTCTTCAGATGTTTCAGTTTCTTTAACTTCTTCGTCTTTTGATTCAGCAGTAACTTCTTCGTCTGCTAGGTTCTCGTAGATATCTCTAGATTTTTCAACTACGATCTCGTGGAATAAAGCCTCCGCTTTATCGTTTTCTTCGTTTATCAGTAACTCTAATAAACTCTCAAATTTATTATTTGACATTTTACACGTGCTCCTTCTAATTAGGTCGATTTGTACTTATAAGTGTTTGTATTTACTGTAAAGGCGTAGAAACGGTGCTGTAATTGGTGAGAAAAGGCGTATTTTGGCTAGATCTTGATCTGCAGGTCGAATTTTGACAGGAATTGCTCTGTTGTGGGGTGTTGCATGTTGTCAGGTCTATCGATGTCGTTGGGTTTAAACCATCCTTTGGGTATCACACGGTGGAATTGAACGTGCTTGTAGTCCTCTAGGCAACGCTTGGTCTGGTTCATCCAGTTGCCGTAGAAAGTGGCCTCGTCGCTACGCTTCTTGTAGTTTCTTGTGTCGCCAAAAACATTGTTTAACTTGTATCTGTTGTTCTTGCTGTCTTCCTTGTGCCCTTGGTAATCAAAACCCAGTATGTATATGTCCTTGAATCCGTGATCGCAGGCCAGTTTAAGTGCAGTCGGGCCACTGCTCCATCCCAGGCTGGGTTTGCTCCAGGTGACATGGTCCAGCAGTTTCTGGTGTTTCTCGTATTGGTTGTTGTAGTTGGAGTACACTTTATTATGTACGACATAATCCGTCTCCGCTATCTCTATCATCATCTTGGGGTCAACTGCCACCAACCAGTGTGGTTCGTGTGTCCTGTACACCGCATTGCAGGCGTACACCGTGCCTTTTTCCTTGAGATCGTTGATATCTATGCCCCTACGGGACTCACCGTTACCCAGTACGAATGCTGTTTGTGACATTATAACTCTAAGTTATCGTCTTGGGCAGGTTGTCCGTACATCTTTTGGACAAATACTGCCTCTTCCTTCTGTTGAGCATCGTGTGCCTCTGATGCCAACCTCATAGAGTTGATCTGTTTGAGTGTTAATCTTGTTTTTCTCGTGTCTTCTGAATCTAGGATTGAAATATCGTTCTCAGGCTCGTAGGTCTTGTCCTGTTCAAAGCCGTCTGCGCCGTATGTGAAGAATTCATTCAGTTTCATAATCGTATTTAATCCTTATACCTGTCCACCGCCGCCTGTGCCACCTGGTGTCTGTCCACCTGGCGTTTGCCCTGGTCCGCCCGGCTGTGGTGATCCTGGTTCTGGTGCTTCTGGATCCGCTGTTGGTTCCTCGAATTGATCTAGGTCTGAACTAATTCCTGACTGTGTCACACCGCCACCTCTCAGTTCATTTGATTTGCTCTGTTTCTTCTGAGGCACATTGTTCTCTTCCGCCCATAGTTCAGCGTTCCTCGCCATTTCTTCCTCAGAAAGTCCGAGATATCTTTTCAGTGCGAATCTCTTACTCATGTAAGGTAAGTCTGCCACTGCTGTGAATGTGTTCACTCTGCTTTGGTCCATCTCTGTCTGTCTGTACTGTGCAAAGTTCTGTGGTGGGTTCAGTTTTATCTCAAACATTCCATTGTCTATGTTGTAGCCTTTTGATTTGATCCATAGTTTGAATTCCGAATCAAAAGTTTCCGCCAACATTGATTGTAATCTAGCACAATACTTGTTGAATCTTAATTCTTGTATGTAGGCAGTTCCGACCCTACCGTCATTGTACTGTTGTCCGCCGTCTTCTGCACCTGTTGGTAGATATGAACTCGGAATCCTCAGACCTCTGAACAGTTTGTTGGTGAAGAATCTCAAGTCATCTATTTCTCCTAGGTTTGTACCACCCGGCAGTGTGTCGACTTTAGATCCTCTACCTTCTGCTGTCTGTGGGAAGAAGTAATCCTCGTTGATTGACATTGGGTTGTATGTTGCATCTATGAAGTTTGCTCCCCCCGATGCACTCGGAATTCTTCTTTGGTTTATTTCGTTTTTGACTCTCTCAACGAACTGCATCGCCAAGTGTGTGGGCATGTTACCTACGTCTATGTAGAACACCCTTCTCTCAGGTGCTCTCTGAACCCTGTAGATGATGATTGCGTCTTCTAATAATTCTTTCTGTTTGTAAACTTTGAATACCTGTTCCAACACTGACTGTCCAAATGGGAATAGGTTGTCTAGACCATCTGACATCGACATGTGTATCACGTGTTCTGCGTTTATGTTGTACGCATTCATCGTCTTGTAGAATCTTCCACCGGAGTTTCCACCCGCGAAGCCTGACATGTTGTTTGTGGCACCTGCGTTGGCATAACTTGATCCGTATGCCGCCGTGCCTCCACCTGTGGTTCCACCGCCACCGTATGTTTGGTTGGGTGTTATCTGTGTTGCACTCAATCTTTGTAGGTTAGGGTTGATGTCTCTGATAACGTACTGTTCAGGTTTCTTGCCCTCTGATTCATTCACGACGATCCTGTCGACTTTTGCGTTGTCTATGTACAACCATTTCTGTGTTTCCGGATCCCTCACGAAGAAACAGTCTCCGTATTTCAGTGCGTTCCTGAAGATCCTGAAGATTCTTTTATTGAACTTGTTTGATTTTGTCCATTGTTGAAGTGCTTTCTTGAGAAGTTTCACTTCGTGTTCTGTGGTCTCGTCCTTGAACACAAGATCAAACGGAGTCTCATTTTCCGTGTTCTTCTGTGTTGAAAATTCTGCCAGGATGTCCAGTGCCGCGTTGATCTCTGAATCCGAATCCATTTGGTCATACTGGAAGTATCTCTGTATCCTGTTGGGGTGTCCCGTGTAAACATCTGGCAAGTAAGAACTGTAGTTCCTCTTGGCGAAGTTGGGTACCTTCTCTCCTGAAATCGGAGACATGTTTGCGTCTTTAAAATATTTTTTCCAAGCCATGCTTTATATTACACTTTTTTATTCATTTTAGCAACCTAAACCAGTCCAACTTGGTTACGGTCTTTACGTGCTGTTGTCTCAACTGCTTTCAAGGCCCTGGATTCCACTGCTACAAGCGTATTTACGCCATTTACCATATTCGTTAAAGTCTTATTCGCACTGTTCATCTCTGTGACTAGGCTGGCCATCTTGGTCTCCAATGCGGATGTGTCAAATGTGCTCTTAAGATCGCTGTTTGCCGTCACTGTTGATTTGGTTCCTGGGGTAACCATCTCTGGTCCACGCTCACCAACCAGGTAAGTTTTTCCACCATCCATACCACCACCAAATGCTCTGCCTTCACGTGATGCGGCAAAAAGTGCTGACGCTCCGCCAAGTGCTCCTCCAACAGCGGCACCGACTGCTGTTCCTATCACTGGAATAACTGATCCTATCATTGCACCTGTGAGTGCACCTCCAATGGCCGCCTGTCCAACACCAAATGCTTTCTCACCTGTGGTCTCGGCATTACTTGCCTGTGCAACTCCACCCGCGGCTATTCCTAATCCTGCCAGTCCGCCAACACCCTTGCCGGCGATGCCTGCACCTTTCCTAGCGAGGGCACCTGCTCCCGCTCCACCTAAATTTAAATGTGCTGTACCCAGTCTAGTACCAGCGGCAACTATGGATGTTTGTTTGGCCGCATCAAATAACACTTTGCCTGACAGTCCTGCGACTAGTAATCCTGCTGTTAGTCCCGGTGCCTTGGCCAATGCAGTCGCTACAGATCCACCGGCACCGAACGCACTTTTTATAATGTTAACGAATCCACCCAACGCAGGACCAAACGCTTGTAGTAATCCTGTTTCTATCTGTTGGAATTGGCTTGACAACACTTTCGTTGCCTGTTCGAATGTTGTAAGACTCTGTACAAGTCCTGTTGCAGACTTATTCTGTTCGTCTAACACTGCACCTGTGTCAGTTACCCTTCTGCCCAATTCAATTATGCCACCTTGCAGTGATAAAAATTCTACCTGTCCTGTGACAGTGGCTTTTCTAAATCTGTCTATGCTTGATGCTGATGCATCTCTGATTCCAACCAAGGCTTGTTCTGCCGAAACAGTTCCGTTGATTAGACTTCTTATTATGTTTTGTGCCTCCGGAATGTTTTGCACGAGTGCAAGTGCGGATTCCGTTACCGGGACACCTGCGTTTGCTATTAGGTCTTGGAAGCCTTCTGCCAACTGAGGTGATATGCCTCCCACTGTTGCCGCGAATCCTTGTAGCCTCTGACGTGTCTCGTCTGTCTGTCCCTGAAGTGCCGCTTGAAATCTTTCATTCGATTGTTGTTGTTCTATTTGTTGTCTAAGTTCGTCCCTTTGTTGTCCTGTCAGTTTTGCCAGTCTGTCTAACTGTTCCGCAAAATTTATAGCACTTTGGGTCCTTTGCTGATCAGTCAGTGTGTTAAGTATTCCTGTTCTTCTTTGCGAATCCAAGTTCAATAGCAAAGTTTCATTTATTTCATCAACTGTAAGTCCCAACGGAGCCAATCTTTCTATGCCAAGTTCTCTGGTCTGTGCTCCTAATCTTGCTATGGCCTGTGCACCTTGTGTTGTTGATCCAAACAGGGCCGCCAAGTTTTGTGAATTGTTTGCCACCAAGGCCGCGAAGTCGTCCAATGGCAGTGCCGCACTGGCCGCCGCCGTCCTCAGTTGGACTATCGACTGTCCAAAGTTTGCACCTGACTGCGAAAGTTGTCTGAATGTTTCAATGTTTACGTCAAGCCTGTTGCCGAGTAACCCAAGTCCTTTTACGTTGTCCGTGAAAGCACTGATTGATCCCGAACCTTCGAAGGCCGCTTTTCCTATGCCTACAAAACTGTCCCCAAGTTTCTTACCGATCTCAAGCATTTTCTCATTCTGCTCGATCAGTCTCTCCCTGGTCTTGATCTGATCACCTATAACCTTGTACTCTTTTTCGTCTAGTTTGTATTGGTTCTGTGCTATCCTGAGTGCTTTTATCTCTAGGTCTAATCTCTGCTTGGTGTTCTTGTTGAATTCTCTGGAATTGGCCAACGCTTCCTTGGCCTGTAAAGCGGCCGTTCTCCTCGATGCTGTAGTACCACCACCAGTACCCCGCACTCCACCCGAATCTCGTATGTCTTCGAGGTCTTTGATTATCTGGTCTATACTTGCCATATGGTATTATTTCAGCCCTTTTTGTACGCATATAAATATTGACACCTATACGCTGTTAGTGTATATTTATAGTATAAAAAAATGACGGAAAACGCAAACCCATTAAACAAGTACTTCAGACAGCCGGCCATATATGTGTCGTTGCCGTCGGGTACTGCCTACCCACCACACGTGGTAACACCAGCACAGACCGGTGAACTGGGTGTGATGCCCATGACTGCCAAGGACGAGATCAGATTTAAGACACCAGACGCACTGATGAACGGGCAAGGCGTGGTAGACGTTATTCAGAGTTGTGTGCCCGACATCAAAGACGCTTGGCAGATAAAGAGCTATGACCTAGACACCATATTAGTTGCCATCAGAGTCGCCACATACGGAGAGACCATGGAGATCAATTTCAACGTGCCGGGTGCGAACGAGAATGTTTCACACACAGTCAACTTACCTTCGATCCTCGATGAGTTAAGAACAACCAAAGTGGACGGACATATCACATTAAATGACGGACTGAAAATCACAGTAAGGCCATTGACCTACAAGGATATGACAACAACATCATTACAGACTTTCCAACAGCAGAAGATGTACACAGCAATACAGGATTCACAACTGTCAGACGAAGACAAAGCCTCTAGATTTAATGATGCATTCAAGGCACTCACTGATTTAAACTCTAACATACTACTAAAGAACATCGAGTCAATAACCATGCAAGACGGGACTGAGATAACTGATCCTGCCCACATCAAAGAATTCATAGAAAATGCAAACGCAACGTTGGTCAAAGAGATTGAAGACAAGTTGACAAAACTGCGTGGCCAGGGTGCGGTGAAACCTCTCAAACTCAAAGCCACCGAAGACCAGATCAAGAAGGGTGCACCGGCAACTTACGAGGTACCCGTAACTTTCGACACATCAAATTTTTTCGTATAACCTTGCTTTCACAAACGGAATCTGACATCATCAAGACCCTGAAGGACATGGAGAACGGCCAGAAGGAACTCAAGCACGAACTGGTAAAGATCAGTTGGTACATGAGGGGCGGACTTTCCTACTCGGAGGCCATGGCGCTGAGTCCCACCGAACGGGAGATCATAGCACAACTGGTAAAAGACAACCTGGAAACAACCAAGAAAAGTGGTCAACCTTTCTTCTAGAATATAGTATACTATAATGGTATCGAAAAATGCATATAATTAACACTTACATATGTCCGAAAAAGACCTAGTCAAGGAACTCAAAGCAGAAATCATAGAAATCACCAAAGACCGTGATGATGCCCTGGATAAAATGAAATCCAAGGAGAGCCGGATGAAGCAGGTGTTGATCAAGTTGGAACACGCCACCCAGGACGTTCACAGTTGTGGACACAAGATCGGTGAGCAGAACAAGAGGATAGCGGAACTGGAGGCCAAACTGGACACCAAGGACCGACTGCTGGACGAGGCACTGCAAAGGATCAAGGACATACATGACGACTCCACCGAAAAGACAGACGGCCCGGAGCCGAATCAGTAATTTCGTAACGAAAAATAAATCTCCTTAAATATTTCTATGGTACACTCAGGCATTAAAGATTTGAAAAAAAAACCTTACGGTGGTGCCTGGAGCATTCATGATAGTGACATAATCGAACACAGGAACAAAGCCATTCAGAAATTCGTTAAAGACGAAAAACTTTTAAATCACGATACAGTAAAGAATGATTATTTCACTACATATAAGGAATGGATGTTTTCTACACATACTGTAAAAGGCCATACACAATATGATCAGTATTGCTACACACACGGCACCACAGAATCTTTCTCTCAGTTTTACATAAGATACAGAAACGCCAAAAGGCTAAGAATTAAGAAGGGCGATTATTTTTATCATTCCATGATGCACAGACTTTGGTATGGTAACAGATTCGCATGGCTAGACGATGATGAAATATGCGAAGGTGATGTGCTAGTAATAAGCGTGCCTTTTTCACAGACAGGAGATTTACCTGAAAACCTCGAGGAAATATTAACAAAATGTGATGAAAAAAGTGTCCCGGTTATGTTAGACATGGCCTACATCAATATTGCAAAAGGAATGGAAATAAATCTCGAACACACCTGTATAGAATATATTACAAGTAGTTTGTCTAAGGTATTTCCTTTAGAATTGAGTCGTGTTGGCATTAGACTACAAAAAAAGAAATTTGAGGACCAACTTTATGTGATCAATGAAGATGGATACAACTATATAAATTTACAAAATTGTTATGTGGCTACCCAACTGATGAAGTCATTTCCTGCAGATTACATCTATGACAAGTATTTGCCAAAACAAAAAGAATACTGCGAACAACTAGAACTGGTACCTTCGAAGTGTGTGATATTTGGCTTAGACTCAAAACAAAAACACACGCAATACAAAAGAAGAGAAGACGACAAAATGGCCAGACTTTGTTTTAGTAGAGTATGGGATGGTAGAAAAAATCAATAATAATATTGGTAATATTTCTTAATTAATTCTAAATCTTCTTCCTTGTCCACTAAAAGATTTTCATCAACAAAGATCAGTTGGCAGTTATTTTTGATTGCTGTCTTAAAATATTTAATTCTTTCTTCTATGTCTAGAGAAAAGTTATAGATACTCGCAAATACAATGCCTGTGTTTTTTTTGTTGATGAAGTCAACAAATTTTGGCATCCATTCACACTCGTGATATTCGTTGCTCCATTCATTGGGAGCAATACCTACAGTTTTACACCATCCTAATAGATATTCTCTGATCATAAAATAAGGAGCCATATCAATGTATTCATCGTTAGGACTCGTAAAAGCAATCCAATTTTTATCCTTGTCAATTCTGTGTTGTGGGAACTCGACCTCTGTGCTAGGAAATCTATAGTATGATCCGGGCCTTCTCCGACCAAACTCAATGTTTTTGTGTGCCACTCTAAAATCAAAACTTAATCTAGTCTTACCGGTGGTGTTGTTGACATTACCGTGGAGGTGTCCTTGATTAAATAACCAACTCTCTCCAACGGCGACCTCAACAGGCCAAGAAACTCGTTCGCATTCTTGTTGTATCTTATCTAGTGGCCAACTCTCATTGTGAATCTTCTTCATTAATTTGTGACTGGTATCCCAATCTGTGACCCACATGGTGTTAGTATCATAGGCAGGAGTTAGTGGAATCCAGATAGTGTTGGTTCCGTTATCATATCCGGTCCAATATCCTGTGTGGAAATTCAACAGTCTATTTTTATGTAATTGATTAGGGACCACTATGCGCAGGCCTGGGGTGAGTTGAAGCATGTATTCCTCATACTCATATCCTTTTTTTTCCAAAACGTGGGAAGCAAATTGATCTACAGATTGCCTAAAAGATGTAGATCTTGTGAATGATTCTAGATATTTTCTAAATTCTATCAATTGAGAACTATCGAGATATTCGTGTAGTAGAGTTAGATCTTTTACCTGAGGATATCGCTCTCGTATTACCGTTTCAAACATGGAAGGCCATGGAAATTTTTCTAGATCATAGGAGATTTTTTGATGATTCCACCTTGGGTCTAGATTGTTTTTTGAATACTTTTTTTCTATGTTGATCATTATGCTTTATTATTATATAATCATTATAAAAAAAACACAAACTTTTTTTGACATAATTAATGGATGCCGAGATTTAACTACCAAAATATAAAGATACTACAAGCAGAGATCACTTCAGACTGCAATGCCGCTTGTCCCCAGTGTCCACGTAATGTGTACGGCGGACAAACAGTGCCCAACTTACCTGTCAATCGTTGGACTGTTAACGACTTACCAAAGATGTTCCGGAGCAGTTTCGTGGCCAATTTAGACTTGGTATATTTTTGTGGTACCTATGGAGATCCATTAATGAATCCACAGGTTCTTCAGATAGCAGATTGGTTCAAACAAAGAAATCCTTCGGCGAAGATTGGCATACACACCAACGGAGGCGTCGGCAAGATGCAAACATACAGGGATCTAGCCAAGGTAGTGGATTTCATTGCTTTTGGCATAGACGGGTTGGATGACACCAATCACATTTACAGGAGGCGTGTCAAATGGAATCAGGTAATGTCACGTGCTGAAACTTTTATTTCTGCGGGCGGCAGGGCGAACTGGGATTACATAGTATTCGAACACAACCAGCATCAGATAGAAAAAGCCAGAACAGTGGCCGCCACTATGGGATTTTCAGAGTTCAACATTAAGAAAACATCACGTTTCCTTAATCGTAAACACGAAGTCATGCCATTCCAGCCTGTGCTCGACAAAAACGGCAAAGAAGAATACAGGATATATCCTCCATCAGATGTCAAGTACCTAAACAAAGAAATAGAGATACCAGACCAGCATACACTGTCATGCACCAAAATTTCCTGTAATGCACAGCGTATCAGTGAGATATATGTGGCCGCGGACGGCATGGTGTTTCCATGTGGATGGTTACACGATCGACTGTTCGGACCAGAAGTCGAAAGCACAGATGACCACGTCAGCATGAAGAAGATGTTGAGCAAGATAGGCGGGTCACTCAAGGCAAACTGTAGATACGTGGACCTGCAGGATATAGTAGATGGAGACTGGTTCAGATTGATATCGGGAAGTTGGGGCGGTCAGCACAGGCTTGAACGTTGTGCGGTGATGTGCGGAGCGTGTATTAATCCGATCGGCGCACAGAACGAGCAAATAAATTACAAAGATTGACATGACCCAAGAAAAAACACCAACGCAAATAATCAAGGATTGGATAACCGATTTTGTATCTAAACCCAACCCGGTGTTTGGCGACCTACCGCCATGCCCATTCGCACAAAAGGCCATGGTAGATGGCAAGGTAAAATTCCTAGAGTTGGACGGCATCGGCGAGTTTGGTACGATATTCACGCACATATGGGATCATGACTTTGACAAGAAGGACGTGTTGGTGATCATAGCGGAGCCTGATCAGTACACTGCCCGGGAGACCATGGAGATCGCTGACAGGTTGAACCAAGCGTTCATGCCACGTGACGTTGTGATCCTGGAAGACCATCCTAAGATATACGAACACGTGAAAGGTGTCAAGCTCAACAACGGTCACTACATACTGTTCCTGGTGCAGAGATTAAGCAAACTGAACAAGTTCTCCAAGATGTTGGAGTCCGGTCCTTACTACAAAAATTGGTCTAAAAAATATATCGAATCGGTTAAAAAATTTAGGGAAAGATAGTATTACTGTCTCAGTTGTATTTTAACAACTTCAGGATGTGCAATGAGATATTGCACGGCATCGATCACTTTCGAAACTTCCAGGCCTTTGTAATTACTCATACCTGTTTGGAAAGAAGCGGGTTCACATATTTGTATCCTGTGTCCGCCGACGGAATGATATTTCCTTGCGGATGGTTACACGATCGACTGTTCGGACCAGAAGTGGAAAGCACCTCGGACCATATGATGATGAAGACGATGCTATCCAGGATAGGTGGCTCCCTGCAGGCAAATTGTCAGTATCGAGACCTAGAGGTCATAGTCAACGGCAAGTGGTTCCGACTCATATCTCAGAGTTGGGGAGGACAGACTCGAACGTTGCTCGGTGCTGTGTGGAGGTTGTGTCAATCCCATCGGAGAACAGAACCAGGACATCACCTATAAAGATTAGACTCCGCCAGCAGACGCTGGTCGAGACCATCCAAAACTTTTTGATTTTTTATGATCTTTTCGCCCTGAGATTGTTGCCAGTTTCTGGTCATCTCCGGGTTTGTGAACACTGCCTTCAGCCATAACATCTGGTCTATCAGTTGTTCTATGGTCTCCGCCATGGGCATGTGGGGTTGGAATCCTCTGTCCGACATTAATCTGCGCTGGTGCCTGTTGCCCGCGTAGATCCAAGGTATGCCCGCCGCGATCGGATACAGCATTTTCTCCGAGTGCAGTCCTGAGTAGTCGTCGTTGAAACAGTAGTTGTCCAGCACAACCGCAACCTGGCTAGCCAGCATGTAGGGCCTCACCGTGTGCCAATTGGTGCCGTGCATGAACCTCTGTGTCTTGTCAATCACAGCGTCCTCCAACTCCATCGTGCGTGGTTTTATGGTGACGTTGGTCGGTTGCTCTGGATACACGGGCAGTTGATCACGTGTTATGGATACCATGGGCCTGCTGTAGTGGCTGTTCGTCAGCAGGTTGAGGCTCTCGATGGCCCTCATGACACGCTCACGCTCATGGTTCTCTGTTCCGTATGGCAGATAGAAGTCCTTGGACGCATCCGCGCCATGGTCATGGTGTTTGTGTGTCTTTTGTGCTTTCTTTAGTGCGGTTACGTGTTGTGGTAGCCAGGCGTCGTGTGTGATGTGCCTGCACGACGGATTGCGCACCTGCGGCCATTCTGCTGGCACGTGGCTACGTGTGACCACGTGGTATGTTCCCGACTCCGTCATGCGGTCTATCTCTCGTACCAGGCCTGTCCATTCTTCACGTGTGACGAACTCGTCCAGCATCAGACCACCGTGTTGCCGCATCTCCTCCACCATCTGCGAGGCGGATGGCTTGTGGTCCTGCAGGTAGTAAGGGAATCCCTGCACCAACGTGTCATATTGGGTGTGCATCATATTTTGTCCTTGATCAGCGAGAGGTTTCCGATGTCCGTCAACCTCTCGATCTTGGAGTCCCTCCTGCACAGCCTACGATACTGTTTCTTGTCGCGACTCCACTCCGTGCCCGTCCACCACTCGAATCCACGGTAGTTGGCCTTGTACTCCGAGCTCTCCTCGTAGCCGGAACCCATGTAGAAGTAACTGACGTAGTTGTTGGCCGCCCACTCGATCTCCAGGTCCAAGGTGATGTCCGATATGGGCACGGTGTTGGCGTGTATGACAGATTCCAGTCCGTGCAGGTCCCGGCTGTCGTAACTGTCTATGGTGCTGTAGTGGTCATCCTCCCAACGGTACCGCTTCTGCTTGGTGAAACCCAGGATGTTGTCCGCTGTGCCGGTGTAGAATATCATGAACTGGTCACGTGGGTTGTAGTTGGAGAATGGATCGTAGTCCTGCGTGAACTCCTTGCGTTTCATGTACTGCGAGTATATGTGTGGCAGTCCCAACAGTTTGACCATCTCGGATGCGTCAATTATTTTTATCCCGATGTCCTCGCCCTCGTACTGGTGTTGCTTGTAGCGTGGACGGTAAAGGTCCAGGTTTATGCGTGTGCTACGGCTCTGGTAGAACACCTCACGTCCCATCACTGGATGGTCCAGCGCCAGCCATCCTCGGTCCAACGCCTCGTGTTCCTCGTCCGTGTCCACCATGGCCATGGGCCGGCATATAACGAGATCCTGGTGTTCCTGTTTGCCCAGAGTGTGATCAAAGATTAGTTCCATCGTACAGTACTTAATGGATCGTCAGAGACGGCTTACGCCATCTGAAACTTCGCTTACGCTCGTTTCTTTTTTAACTTACGCAGTTGTAAAACTAAATGACGCATTTATGCGTCGCCTGTGGTAGATGAGCAGTCACAATTCGGCTATTTCTAGCCGAACCGACTTGAACCCTGTGGTGAGTTCGCAGTCACTATACATCGCTACCGTAGTCGGGCGGTTGTGCTGTACCCGTTAGCTCATTCATTACAACGCGAGCCTACCAAACCCTTGCATAATAGTTTTTGGTAAACCTGAGGATTAACTTTTTCTAAGAGCCTCATCATTTTTTGCTGTGTGCATCTAAGGATTCACCTGTCGCCTTGTCGGCCGCATTTCCTTGCTCACTGGTTGCGATGCTATGTTTGCCTGTTGGAAATTTTTAAGAAATTGTAGTTTGCCTATCGCACTTGTTTATATGAGTTTTCTTTCTAGGTCAATCTTCTTGAGTTTAAATACCAGTCATGCTTTCTGTGAACGAAATAAAATCCTTAGATCTGGAAATTTCCAGCCATTGCGTGGCGTCGTGTCCTATGTGTCCAAGGAATTTCTATGGCATGAAACACAACGCAGGGTATGAGGTCACTAACATGACCCTTGAAAATTTCAAAAAGATTTTCAATGAACAATTCGTAAGCAAACTTAAAAATGTGAAATTCAACGGAAACCTAGGCGATTTCAACATGAATCCTGAAGCAGTGGAGATAGTGGAATACCTCAGGCACAACAATAAAAACATGTATATAGAAATAAACACCAACGGACATTCCCGGAACAGCGACTTCTGGAGGAAACTTGCTGATAGCGATCCCGTGGTGCTTTTCGCCCTCGACGGAATGGAAGACACACACAGCCTGCACAGGATCGGGACGACGTTCTCTCGTGTGATACAAAACGCCAAAACATTTATAGACGCCGGCGGTAGGGCCACGTGGAAAATGATTGTGTTTGACCACAACAAACACCAGGTATCCCGGTGTAGCAAACTTGCAAAGAAAATGAACTTCTATAATTTTCGATTGGCCAACGATGGGAGGAACAATGCATTCGTATTCAACAACGACGGCAGTCACAGTCATACAATTGGCAAACCGCCACACAGAAAACCATTAGATGCTAGTGAATTATTACGTTGGAAAGCGGCACACGACTGGCAAGCGGAAGCCAAGGAAAAAAAACAAATTGTGTGTGAGGCACTACGTGATAAAAAAATATTCATGTCGTCAACAGGCGACATATTCCCTTGCTGTTGGCTAGGATTTTCACCCGGAAAGTATGACGACGCTTTATATCATGGCAACGAACAACTTAAAAAATTAATGAAAAAATCTGAGAACAACGGTGTGACGCACGGACTTGAAAAAGCAGTGACTTGGTTTTCACTTGTGCAGGAATCATGGCGTAAAAAAACAATTAAAGAGGGCAGGTTGTACAGGTGTGATTTGCATTGTGGGAAAAACTAGTATGGTGTGGACATACGATGGCACCGAGGTTACTATAATTCCCGAAGATGTTGTGGGATTCGTTTAT